AAGTCTGAGGTAAAGAACTTCATCGCGTTTGGCGTTTCCTTGGCGCAAGGTTGCAATGCAATCTGTGTTTTGTCTCTGCTGATAAACAGCCGCACAAACGGTGGATAGCCAATCTCTGAAGCTGTTGCGAGGTTAAAGGAGATGCGGTTTTTCAGGATTCGCACCTCTGCAATACTGAATGTACGAGGGACGCCAACCACATCAAAGTTATCTAAGATACTCATTGTTTCCATCCTTTCGAGGTTTAATTACAAAAAAGCCATCCAATATCCGAGGGACATCAGATGCAGACAAATCTGCCACCTCATCAACTGATGGAACCGGAACAACATTTTCGCCCTTTAGAATCTGTTGCACCTCAAGCCAAAGTTCTCTCGGAATAATCGCTTCGTGATAGCCTTGGATAAAAAACTGGTTAGCACGTCCGTCGTTCCGAATAGAGCGATGCGAAAAGATATCCACGGTAACGGTCTTCTGCATCAAAACGTCACCGGAATATTTCTCATTTGTCAAGATTGTCTTTACCGTAGAGTATGTCCACTGACCACCTCGTGGGGATGGAATACCTTGCTGGTTTAAGATGTAGCAGATTTCAGGAATCGTTTTGTCATCGTAGAACATTTGATAAATCAGCCGCACAACATTCGCTTCAGGTTCGTAAATCTCCAGCAGCCTCTTATCTCTGGTGTACCCATAGAGGTCTGCGAGCTTTGGGAGCCCCTTCTCAAATCTTTTCTGGAACCCCCATTTCACGCTCTCAGACTTTGCTTCTGACTCGCCTTGCGCAATAGCAGCCATAACGACCATCAGAAGCTCGCCGGTCTGTGTCAAGGTATTGATTGCAATATCCTCAAAATAAACAGCAACCGGCTTGTCCAGTGCCTTGAGCATACGCACAGTGGCAACGCAGTCAACAACATTTCGTGCGAACCTTGCAATGTTCTTCACGATAATCATGTCGATTTTGCCTGCTTTACAGTCATCAATCATCCGTAAGAAGTCCGTGCGTTTCTTTACGGAAGTCCCAGAAATCCCTTCATCGGCGTAGATGTCATAAAGCCGCCACCCCGGATGCTTCGACACATATTCTTTGTAATACTGGCACTGCAGCTCGTAGCTTGCGAGCTGGTCTTTGTTGTCCGTACTGACTCTGCAATACGGCGCGACCACCAATGGGTCTTCTTCGCTGTGCTCAGTAGTCTTTTTAATCGAAGCGGGAATACACTGGACTTGTGCGCTATGCTCATAAGCATTGCGTATCTCATTTTGTTTATTTGTTTCCAACTTGTGTCACCCCTTTCGAATATGTATCTGTGGTTTAGGGTGACCTATCGTGATACGGGAAGCGCGTCTACCTATTCCGTCACCGCATCATCGTTATCTCAGGGTATTGAACAGAGGAGGAGCTGTTACCTGCGCAGGAGTATCTCGCTCAATGGCGAAGATTTTCCAGTCAAAGTTCTTACCATACCGTTCAGCCCACGCAATGTCCTCAAGAACCACGGCGTTCTCATTCAGGTCTTCGCCTTCAAGATAAGACTCTTTGACTTCGTCAGGAGAGATATCGTAAACCTCAGCGACACGTCGGCACATCTCATCATGCGCCGCATCGTGCGTATCGAAATACTCAGGCTCGGAAATTTCTCGCTCCATTACTTCAATCAGCATATACTTCATAGCATTTTCTCCTTATAAAACTCAGGTTTTATTCGTAACATACGAACACATGACCCACGAAATCGCCACCGCCGATGAGATATGAACCAACATATTTCAGTTTGTCCTTCTCATC